ATGTTTCTTCCACCCTCAATTTATATTTGCAGCCTGCACACAGGGTCCAGTGTTTTAATCACCTGACTTGCAATCAAACTATGCCCTGCGGCATTGGGGTGCAGCCCCTGTTTTGTTGATGCATTGTAATCCCCTGCGTAGCGGCTCAGGTTTTGATATGTAATACCGCATTTATTCAGCTCGATTAAACCGACTCCAAACAAGTCTGACATGTCTTTGATTACGGTGTTAAACTCCTTAATCGTTGCGCCGCAGGTCGGGTTGCGCTCCGGGAATTCGACACTGCCCTGCCGCTCACAGTGGACAATCGTGCAGACCCATACTTCCGCGCCTGGATAGGTGGTTAGGATTTTGTTCAGCATAATCGCGTATGCCTCGCGAAACGTCATCGTGTCCGTCGGAAAAGGCTTCGAGCCATCGTAAGCGCCCATTTGCGTGGCGAGATAGTTAAGGTCGTTTGTACCCATATAAACAATGATGACATCCGGCGTTTTATCGGCGGTGTGCAGATTCCGGCAGCGCTCCATACATCCGGCGGATGCCTTCCCATCGAGCGTCGTCACACGTGAACCGGACCAGCTCTCATTTACACACAGCTCCATCCCGAGCGCGTTCAGCGCCTTTGCCCACCATGTATCCTCTGCTGAGGCTACACCACAGTTACTTCCATCGTAATAACAGGCGTTTCCAGAGGGAATAAAACCCGCAAAGGTGCTAACGCTGTCACCCAGAATAGATAATTTTTTTCCATTGTACACGCTTGCCGGTACGTGCTGGTCGATGATTTTTTCAAGGCACCGCTGTATCCCCGCATTGTTGAGCGTGTAGGAGGTTTCACCAGAAAGTTCTTCGTAGGGGATATAGGTGTCCGGGTATGGTACGTTTATTACGACCATGTACCGGTCGATTTCCGCAACAATAAAGGCGACCGAACACGAAACCGCGCCCGCTGGTGTTACAAATTCCAGCACCCCGCCGTTCGCAGGCTTTTTGTAGCCTGCAAATATTACACCGGCCTCATTTTTATAGACGATGTTTGTGTTTGCGCCTGCCGTCCGTGTATCGAGCACGCGGACAATATCACCCTGTATTGTCGGTATCCAGTCGGATTGCCCCGCGATACCGCTTGCCCATCTCTGCAATGTTTCGCCGTCATAAATATACCCGGTCGATACCTTTGTCTTATTAAACCAATTCACCCTGACGCCATCCCCGCCGGTCACTGTCCAGTAGGAGATGAGGTTTGGTGTGACCGGCCCCGCTTTCAGCTGAGTCAACGCCGAATAGAACTGGTCGACAGCAAAATCGAGCAGCCCGGCCAGGGCGTTCTCTATTTTTTCCGGCGCCTTGACGGACGGGGCAACCCGGAAGCTTTTGACCTCGCTTTCCCGGATAATTTTTGTGCCGGCGTAGGCGCGCAGCTGGACATAAAGCGTACCTTCTTTCATTAATGCCTGCGGCAGTGGATATTCTATCGGCGGCGTCAGGTAATCCGAGAAAATCACATCGTCCCGCAGTCCGAATTTCAATAAATACTGATACGATTCATCCGTCCAATCGTCAGAAAGATGAACCTGCAGGACTGTTGCGTTATGCTCGCCTGCATAGCCAATCGTCCGTTCTGTGGCGGCTAGCCGGTCGTCTACCGTGGTAATATGTATGGTTCGTTGTGCCATTGTCTCACTCCCTTCTCTTCCATTGTAAAACGGAAAGAAACAGGATGCCCCCTCCTTTCCGGTAGAATAGAAAAAAATTTCAGGTCTGCGCTGCAAACAAGAAAAGTCCCCTGCCAAAAGCAGGGGACTGCCGCTTATTGATAAATTTTTTCCATATATCGCTTTACCGCTGCATCAGCTGCCCTTTTAGAACCGAATGCTTTCACCATTTGCTGCTCCAGCTGATTTATTTTGTTGGAATCACCAGACTTCAAAGCCGCTGCATATTGTCTGAGCAGCTTTTCTTTTCTGGTACTAAGGGCAGATTTAATCTGAGAAGCTGTTTTATTTCCTTGGAGTAACACGCTGTAGAGCTGATTATACTCCTCTTGTGTATTATTGATTAATGCGTCAAACAGTAAATCATATTCATTGGCACTGGAAATTTTTTCATTCGCGCCATAAATATCATACTGTGCCGGCGGAAGAAACGACTGTTCGCGCTGTACTCTCTGGAGTTTGACCATTCGTTTGTTCACTGCCATCACGACCGTATCCTGCTTAAATCCAAGCGCTTTCATATCCATGACAATTTTACGATAAGCATCTTTCTCCCCTGAAGCCAGATGATTGGCAGCTTCGTCTATATCCTTACTGTTACTGCTCAGGAAATCAGCAAGGCCATTTTCTATTTGCTTTTTAGATTTTCCCTTTTTATCCAAAAGCTCATTATAAATTTCAGCATATCGTTCCTTGTCTCCTTCGGTAACAGCGCGATACATATCTCGGTACATCAAATCAGTTTCGCTTTTTATAATGCCTCCCGGGACGACCACTGCATAAAAGCTTTCAAGTTCCCTTAAAATATTTCCGGCAGGAATTCCAAACTTGGAAATCGCTTTTACCGACTCAGAAACCAATGCATAAATATTTTTATCCCCCTCTCCGTTGCTGTGTTTGATCCAGCTCTTAATCGATTGGATC